GAAGACTAGTTCCAACGTCTTCAAGGCCTCTGTGAGAAAGTTTCGAAAACCCCTTAAGACCATGGGAAACCGCTCTCTATGGGGGTAATCCTTCCCCATCCGATAGAGGTCAGGTCCCCCATGTGTGAGCGCTAGACGCTCCAGGACCCAAGTCCTGGGAGGGGGGGAATTTTGGGACTGTGGAGTAACACTACTTTGTTCCTTCTACTACTACTTCCTGCGTCGCCGTAGGGGAGACTGGCTTCTGCCCGAGCTGTCCTGTTCTGAACCGCCCTGACATAACCATTGATGATGCTAAAGACGTAATCTTAACCTTTGCATTATCTGCTGATGGGTCAACTCGAGACTTGACAGCATTTATTGTGACCCCTTTACCAAGACCGAATGTCACTGTCCATAAACGTTCAATGTATGCCAACATTATCGAGAAAGATACAATGTGGTCCTTCTTCTCAAGAGCTACGATATCGATTGTCCCCATTGCACGAGTAACTAAAGATCTCTCAGCCTGAGCACGAGAGTTTTCGTTATCACCCCAGGCATCTACAAAAGAGTTTCTAAACATGTCAAGCAAGCCTGTACGTGCTCTAGTAGCCAGTTCAGCATTTCCAGACTTTATCTCGGCGAGTAACTTGTGGATTCTCTCCACTTCCGCCTCCACCGCCTTAGTCACCGGGTGAGCATAATTTAGCTTCGGCAGCTCATTTACCTTCTCTTTGGCAGTTTCAGGGACTACTATCCGAGTGTATCCCATTGACGTGATCTTATCCGCAGGGAGTCCAGTTGCTCTATGTTTAATTATTGCATATACTAGATCAGTTTGACGTAGTAACGCATCCACTCTCTTAAGTTGCTCTGTGATGGCGACGTAATTGTAAGCAGATTCGATGTCTTTTTGGGTTACTGGAACACCTTCGTACCACGATTCTGGTTTATGTGCTGAGACATCCAGTTTAACAGGTCCTTTTAGTCCACTGACGCTAGTCGGAAGACCATTGAGAAGAATAGCAATCTCTAGAGATTCAGTATCTTTTGGACACAACCCACCGAAGAAGTCTAAAGCACTCACTGATGTCGGTAGTGTACCACGGACACTCAATTCGTTCTGTAACTGTGGAAGTAACCGTCCATTCATCGAAGCTTTTACCACCAGTTTTGGAGGAATAGCAGTTAACTCTTTCCCATTGACAAAGATCCGTTTACAGATCTCTCCCGCTGGTAGGAGATCAGCAGCTGGTAGGATAGACTTCTCATCTGAAATTGCGACACCGTAACCTTTTATGATTGACTTATAAGCATTGGCAACAGCCGTTGAATTAATAGTCACGTCGTCCCCGACGATCACATAAGAGCTGAACTCTTTAAGTCCAGCTCGTCTTGCAGCTACTTGGACGATAACATGGTGTGTTAGTGCCAACATAGCCCAGGAGGATTTCGCCCCCATAGGTTGTCCGACAAGGTATTTAACTGGATCTCCGTCCTGCACACTGTAAGATCTGGCAGTAAGGAGTGAACCCCACGCTTTCCCCATCGCTTTATCCTTGAAGAGGTATCCCAGGACATCCTCTTGTAGCGATAAAGGTAGACGATCGGTAGCTGCTGTTAAGTCGAACGAGTGGACTTCACCTCCCATCTTACCAATTGTCCAAAGACCTACACGTGATATCACGGACTCTTGGTCAAAAGTCCCGTCACCTGGTATGTCACGAAGAAAATGGAATAAAGTATCGTGTAAGGGCGTTAACAGGGTCTGAGTCCAGTAGTCGACTATTGCCACGTTTCGTGTCTTACCTCCCCACTCTGAGAAAGAATGCAGACGGCCTAATTTCCGCTCGTGGGCAGGTATCGTATCCGCGTTCTCCAGCCAGACAACCTTGCTGAGGTCGGTACGAATCCAGTTCATCGCAGATTTCTCCGCGAAAGTCGCAAATGCCTTGGCAGTTTCTTCGTGTTCTATAAGGGCCACTGCATCAGTATAGGCTGTCCAGGTCGCAGGTCCATTCACTCCGGCTGAAGTGATCAGACGATGACCGTGACTTGAAGCCCTAGAAGAGTACTTGGACTTGAAACCTGACTGGGAAATGTGCAGGGCGGTGAGCGCCATTCCTATCTCCGTTTCTTTAATGTAAACCGTCTCATCAACCCCAGTTAAAGGGTTAGTGATCGTTGTCGTGTCAGGTTGGGCCTCCGTTACTATAACACGGTAAGAGGAAAAGAAGGCTATGACAACTCTGTCAAATAGTAAGAGAGCGTCTGCAGTGAGGTTGGCTTTGACGTTTTGGCGTAATAACGCAATTCTATCCAGCCCGGACTGGGAATGTGTTGTAGTATACTCAATTCCGCTATGCTCTACTACAACAGTTAGTTTTGTCCCCCCCCTGACAACCTTAACATACGATTTTAGGTTGTCCTTAAGATAACGAATCACCTGTTTGGCATCATCCATAAGTATGGCTTGGATACGATTGTGTGAGTAGGACAGGTAACCAGTCAACTCCTGTGCATAAGTGTAACCGCTTAGAGAAAGCAACAGAGCTAGTGCATTGAATAAAGCATCTAGATGGCGCCGTGAGGATGCTTTAGGTACTATGCCCGTCTGACGGGCTATGTTAGGTATTCCTAATCTTTTCATCTAATATAGATGTTGGCTAGATTCACTGCCCCCCCGAAGAGGGGCCCTAGTAGCTTGACTCAATCTACGAACAGAGGGGGGAATAGAGAGGGACACCAGACCACTTTACTTCCGTCAAACCGGTAATCCCGACCCCCTAGCGCTCACACTAAGGGCGGGAGCCCTCTTTCGGAGGACCGTGCCTCTAACCCAATATATCAGGGCGTGATCAGTCTAATTACCCACGAGGAGGAGCTCTAGGATAGGCATCGACCTCACTGTAGTCAACTGTAATCTTCCCTTTGGAGCTAACATGTATGTATCGCAGGATCATGACACCCACTGTAACCAGAGTAGTTTTGGGTAGTTTACAATTAGTACCATGGTAATATTTCCCCGGAAGAGTCTAGAGTATTAAACTTGATAGGCTGGCCATAATGGTGAGAGAATAGGTTACTAGAGCGGATACTACGAGGCTGGAGATAGAGGTTGGATTAGCTATTTCTTCCCTGTATCTTTGGCCAAGTCCCAAACTTTGAATCCCTACTATAATCCGTCAGCTTTATTCCGGTCTGGATTTACTTACTCCGACGCTTACGCGGCCCCTAGGGATGGAAGAGTCCTGTGGTAGCTGGC